TACTAGTGCAGTACCCCTTGATGCTGGTACTGTTACTATTAATAAACCAGTAGCAGGGAAAGCTACAGCAACTCCAGTAACTAAATCTTCCTATGAAACATCCGAAGAGCGAGCAGCTCGTCAAAAGTTCATTATTAAGCAGTCAAGCATTGCTAACGCCATTGCTGTACTAACAATTGGGGCTAAAACAGCTCCAGCGGCCGCAGACGTTCTCAAACTAGCCGATTTCTTTGTTGGATACGTAATGGAAAAGGATCAAACACAGAAAGAACCGGATATGTCAATAGGTGGTCTTGAAAGTGAACTTTACTTTGACTTGACATAATGAAAGCAATTGTAGACGGCGATATTGTCGTATATCGCTGTGCTTTTTCTTGTGAGAAAAAAATAGATGGGGAAGTGATTCTTATAGACCCTGTAGAGCGCGCAATTCAGAGGATGGATTTCCTCATAAATGAAATGCTGGCTATGACAGATTCTACAGAATATATTCTCTATCTATCTGGAAAAAATAACTTTCGCTATGAGATCTTTTCAGAATACAAAGCAAATAGAAAAGATAGAGCAAAACCAGTTTATTTAGAACAATGTCGACAACATTTAATAGATGAATATGGAGCGATCGTTGAAAATGGACACGAAGCCGATGATTCTATCGGAATTGCTGCAACAGCATGTAATAGTATCGACGACTATGTAATATGTTCCATCGATAAAGATCTATTACAGATACCTGGAAAACACTTCAACTTTGTTAAAAAGGAATTACAGTTTGTTTCTCCGCTAGAGGCTTCCAAAAACTTCTACAAACAACTTGTCCTAGGAGACGTTGCTGATAATATACCAGGATATGATGGAAAAGCAAGACAAAAAGTACCTAAATTTTTAGAGGAAATTATGCAATTAATTGACAATTGTGGTAGTGAAATTGAAATGTATGAGGCTATAAAGGGTCTAGATGGAGTAGAAATGGAAACTCTTGATCGAAATGCTTGTCTTCTACACATCTTACGTGAAACAGAGAAAATGTGGGAACCCCCAGTACTGGAAGAATTGGATCCAGTCCATGCAGCAGTATAAATCTAAATTTGAAGCTCGTGTTCGAGAACTTCTACCCAAATCAGTAACCTATGAACCAGATAAACTCAAATTTACTCAACCGGCGCAGGTTAGAACCTACATTCCCGATTGGAAAATTAGAGACAGGGTTTATATAGAAACTAAAGGTAAACTTACATCAGAAGATCGTAAGAAAATGCTTTGGGTTAAAGAACAATATCCAGACTATATCTTTTATTTACTGTTTCAAAATTCAAGAGTTCGTTTAAGAAAAGGAAGCCCCACCTCCTACGGAGATTGGGCCACGAAAAATGGGTTTTTGTGGTCTGATAGCAAAATGGGAATTCCTGATGAATGGTTTACCAAAGGAAAAGCACCGTGCAAATAAAAACAATAATGGAACAAGAAGACGGTACTGCCGAGTTTACAGCAAATCTAAGTAATAACGAGGTCAATTTCCTCTTAGAATTTGCTATAAACAATCTTCTTGCACAGGGGGTTACTGTTCTAAATAGACAAAAATCCAGTGTACATGAATTACATGAGACTGAACAATAATGAAAATACTCTTATTAGACATTGAAACAAGTCCAAATCAAGCTTTTGTTTGGGGTTTATTTAAACAAAACATATCGATTAGTCAAATCATAGATAGTAGTGCTGTGCTTTGTTACTCGGCAAAATGGTTAGGAGAAAATAAAATCTTTTTTGATTCTATTATGGAAACAACACCAAAACGCATGTTACAAGGAATTCATTCTCTTTTATGTGAAGCTGATGTTGTTGTTCATTACAATGGATCTAGGTTTGATATACCAACACTTAATAAAGAATTTATCTTATTGGGACTCCCGCCACCAAATCCATATAAACAAGTTGATCTCTTACAAATTGCTCGAAATCAATTTCGATTTACCAGCAATAAACTGGACTACGTGGCACAAGAATTGGGCCTAGGAAAGAAACATGAAACCAAGTTTAATCTTTGGGTTGATTGTATGAACAAGGATCCAGCCGCTTGGAAAATAATGAAAAAATATAACATTAATGATGTTATACTTCTAGAAGAGGTCTACAACAAATTCCTTCCCTGGATCACAAATCATCCAAACAAAGGTCTTTACCAAGAAGAAAGTCGTGTATGTCCTAAATGTGGTAGTGCTCACTATCAATCACGTGGATGGTCTTACACAAACGCTGGGAAATATAAAAGATATCAATGTTTAGGATGTAGAGGTTGGTTTCGAGATGCTGGTGTTACTAAAAACAAAGGCCCCACTTCCAAAGAAAGGTTTACAAATGTATGCTCTTGATTTTATGCCTAATTATTCTAGTAGCACTCAACTTCAATGACAAAAAAAGAACTGATTCACAGCCCAGATCATTACACTCACGGGGGGATAGAGACTATTGATTTTATTAAGGCCAAATTAACACCAGAAGAGTTTAGAGGTTATCTAAAAGGATCTACTCTAAAATACATGTCGAGACTTGGCCTTAAAAATGAACCGTTACAAGATGCTGAAAAAGCACGTTGGTTTACCGCACGCCTAATAGAAGAATTAAAATGCCTCTGACAATAACAGAGATTTACGAAAAATTAAAAAAACTAGATGAAATTACTCTTCTAGAAGTCTTGGACATTACAAGTGAGGATCTTGTAGAAAGATTCCAAGACTTTATAGAAGATAAATATGAAGATTTTCAAGAAGATTTTGACGAGGATGAAGATAATGACGATATTGAGTGATCGAGTTAGTATATTAGAACAAAATGGTATTCCCGGAGTGCGCGATTTCTTCGCTACAAGTGCTCTTAGTATATTGGCTACGGGTAACTATACAGGAACGACAGCAGATCTTGTGGCCAAGTTTGCATATAAAATAGCGGACGCTATGCTACTGGAGCGTGATAAAATTAATGATGTTCGTAAATGAAAACAATTCCAAATAAAAATATACAAACAAAACTCAGTTTTATCAATAAAGCAAATACAAAAATGAATTTATATCAAGAATACATTTATAAAAGTAGGTATGCTCGTTTTCGTGATGATTTGGGAAGACGGGAGAATTGGGAAGAAACTGTAGATCGCTATATGGGATTTATATTTAAAGATACTAAACTCGACGCCGGTACTGTTTCTGAAGTCAAAAAAGCTATTCTAGATATGGATATAATGCCATCTATGAGAGCTTTGATGACTGCGGGGGCTGCTATGGAACGGGATCAAGTGGCCGGTTATAACTGCTCCTACATCCCCATGAATCACATCAGGGCTTTTGATGAGGTGATGTATATCCTAATGTGTGGGACGGGTGTGGGATTCTCTGTAGAAAGACAAGAGATTGCCCTTCTTCCCGCCGTTTCTGAAGAAATGTACCCCTCAGAATCCATTATAAAGGTTCGAGATAGTCGTGTAGGATGGGCCTCCGCCTTCCGAGAGCTCATCAGCCTACTATATGCTGGGAAAGTACCTAAGTGGGATATAAGTGAACTACGGCCTGCTGGAGCCCGTTTAAAGACCTTTGGGGGGCGTTCAAGTGGGCCAGAACCTCTAGAAGATCTATTTCGATTCTGTATCGCTGTATTTAAAGAGGCTGTTGGACGCAAACTCAACTCTTTGGAGGTTCATGATGTTGTTTGTAAAATTGCTGATGTTGTTGTTGTTGGAGGTGTTCGTCGCTCTGCCCTTATATCTCTTAGCAATCTCACTGACGATCGTCTCAGGAACGCTAAAATGGGTCAGTGGTGGGTTGACGAAGGTCAGAGAGGCCTTGCAAACAATTCAGTAGCATACACAGAAAAGCCCGACATGGGCATATTTATGAAGGAGTGGGAGAGTCTTTATGCTAGTAAATCTGGGGAAAGAGGGATTTTTAATAGGAATGCAGCAACTCGGCAACGTGCTAGATCTGGGAGATCAGACATTTCGTTTAGTTACGGAACGAATCCTTGTGGAGAAATTATCCTACGACCAAATGGATTCTGCAACCTTTCAGAAGTTGTGGTCAGACCTACAGACACTACTGAAACCATTAAGCAAAAAGTTGGACTTGCTACAATCATCGGAACTGTTCAAAGTACTTTCACAGACTTCCGATATCTTAGATCCGTCTGGAAACGGAATGCTGAGGAAGAGCGACTCCTCGGAGTCTCCCTCACAGGAATCACCGATAATTCTATCTTAACTGATCCTACTTGTGATCATTTCTTAGAGGAGTTACGGAATTATGCTATCGAAGTTAATAAGAAGACTGCGGATATTCTTGGTATTTCTGCAAGCTGTGCTATTACTTGCGTTAAACCCAGCGGAACTGTTAGTCAACTTGTAGGATCTAGTAGTGGGATTCATCCTAGCTACTCTGATTATTACATTAGAACTGTGAGGGGGGATAGTAAAGACCCTTTAACTGCGTTTATGATATCTTCGGGAGTTCCACATGAGCCGGATGTAACTAAACCAAACTCTACTGTGGTATTTAGTTTCCCAACGAAAGCTCCGGCAGGTTCCATTAAACGGTATGATATGGACGCTATGCAGCAATTAGCCCTGTATCTTAGTTATAAGAATGGTTGGTGCGAGCATAATCCCTCTATTACAGTCTATGTAAAAGAGCATGAGTGGATGAAAGTGGGTGCATGGGTATTTGATAACTTTGATGATCTTGTAGGAGTGTCTTTCTTACCGCACTCAGACCATTCCTATAGACAGGCCCCCTATCAAGAGATAACAGAGGAGGAGTATTTTAGTTTATTGGAGGAATTCCCAACAAGCATTAATTGGGGAAATTTTACTGAAAGTTTAGATAATACAATAGGCAGTCAGGAATTGGCCTGTGTTTCTGGTAGTTGCGACATAATTTAGTTTTATCAATGATGTACTTAGGGGCCCTCCGGGGCCCCTTTTTTATTCTATTACATT